GAGGCAGACATGTTCTTTGACCTGAAAGTTTGGTATAGCTCAGACTATATCATTGAGTGTTTTGATGTATTAGCAGATGATTATGAAGGAGTATAAATTATGATGATGGAATTCAATTTTGTAGATGGTGCACACTTTGCAACTAACTCAATTAAGCCTGTTCGCATTACACAGTTTGATGAAAATGTTTTTGAATTGTTTATGGTAAAGGGTAACTTTAACCATGACCTACCAAGCACCATGTGGTTAGAATCATTTGAAGAAGCAGTTAAAACTGCAGAGCATATGGTAGGAATTAAAATGGAAATAGGAGAGTTACTTGAAAGTGCTTAAGCTCTTTATATAATATGAATGAAGGAGGCTGCTTAGGCAGCCTTTTTACGTATATAAATAGTATAAAGTTTCTTGGAGATATTTATGTCAACATTGAATCCAGCTATTGATATTGCATCAAGCAAGACTACTCATACGAGTGGATTAAATAATTTGAATCTATTGCAACCGAATGGATTCCGTCTTATTGTTGATCGCAAAAATTTTAAGAACCTTGAGTTCTTTGCACAAACTATTTCGCATCCAAGTATTGATGCACCTACGGTTGAAGTAGCATATTCACGAGCAGCAATTGCCGTGCCGGCAGATAGACTTACCTTTGGTGAGCTTACTGTTATGGTTTTACTTGATGAAAATATGAACTCGTATGTAGAAATGCATAATTGGATTTCACGTATTGTTGAGGAAAATCATCGTAATCCTTTAGATCGTACTCAAGACTTACCTCCTATTCAATGTGATATTACTGTGTCTATCTTATCTAGTCATAATAATACCATCCGAAAAATTAAATATATAGATTGTATACCAACATCATTGGGTACAGTTGATCTTGAAACTACTAATGGGGAAACCGTTTTAACTTATCCGGTATCGTTTAAGTTCTCGTATTTTGAAATTTCTTAAGTGAAAAGGTTATATTATGGATTTAAAAGCGATTCTTAATGAATGGCAAGTTGACTGTAAAATCAACGACAACCAGCTAGACGTCACATCTAGAGACACTCCAAAGCTTCACTCCAAATATCTAACATGGTTAGCTGAAGCAAAGCTTGCTAAGAAACGTGCTGAGTTCAAGCAAAAAGATCTTCTGAAAAAGAAATGGCTTTATTATAATGGTAAGATGTCTGAAGAAGAAGTTAAAGAACTTGGCTGGGAGTTTGATCCTTTTAATGGCTTAAAGGTTATGAAAGGTGAAATGGAATATTATTATGATAGTGATGTAGAAATCCAACAGTCGGAAGAAAAGATTGAATACTGGAAAACAGTAATTGAAACACTTACCGAAATTATTACAAATTTAAATTGGCGGCACCAGACTATTGGTAATATGATTCGTTGGAAACAATTTGAGGCTGGAATGTAATGTTTAATCATGTAAACCACGGTATCACTTTACCAAAAATGACACGTAAAACCACTGAAGCTGGACGTAAGTATTTTACTCCAGATGGAAATGCGTATCCTTCAATCACAACAGTACTAAGCATCTTGAGTAAAGATAGCATTATAAAGTGGCGGAAACGTGTAGGCGAAGAAGAAGCCAATAAGATTTCACATCAGGCTGCGACACGCGGTACTGCAATTCATAAACTGGCTGAAGATTATATTGACAACGTAGAAGATTGGGATAAAGGTGCAATGCCTAATAACATGTTTACGTTTAGTCGAATTAAAGAACTCATTGATCAGAATATTAATAATGTGTGGTTCCAGGAAGAATTCCTTTATAGCGACAAATTAAAGTGTGCAGGACAAGTTGACTGCATCGCCGAATGGGACGGTGAGTTATCGATTATCGATTTCAAAACATCACGTAAACCTAAAAAAGAAGAATGGATTACAAACTATTTTATCCAAGCTTCCTTTTATGCAGCTGCATTTTATGAAAGAACTGGTGTACCTATTAAGCAAGGTGTCATTCTTATTGCGGTTGACCATGAAAATCCTCAGGTTTTTAAAGTTAACACATATAAGTACTTACAACAATTCATTGATGTAAGACAACAATACAAAGAATTAAAAGAGAATGGCTGACCTAACAATTGAATTAGTCGACTATAGCATGCTATACATTGACTGTGATCGAGGAATCGCACAGGAACTGTCTGAGTACTTTAGTTTCTATGTACCTGGATATAAGTATATGCCTGCTTATCGTAATAAGGTATGGGATGGAAAAATTCGACTATTCAATGGCATGACGTATGAGATTTCTGCAGGTCTATATACCCATATTCAAAAATTCGCCACTGAACGTAACTACACTGTCGCCACCATTCAGAATGAAAGGTATGGTATACCTGGCGATACGTACAAAATTCCCGAGTTTTCGAAATGGCTCGACACTGAGGCGAAGTCTCTACCATTTTTACCCCGCAACTACCAAGAAGAAGCAATAAAGGTAGCATTAAAATCATCACGCGCAATTTTGTTATCTCCTACTGGTTCGGGAAAGTCGTTTATTATTTATCTGATTATGAAATATTATATGTCAATGATAGATGATAAACAAAAAATTTTAATTATTGTACCTACTACCTCATTGGTTGAACAAATGTACAATGACTTTAAAGATTACCATATGCAGGTTGAAAACTCGGTACATCGGATATATTCTGGTAAGGATAAAACTACCGACAAACGTGTTATCATTTCCACTTGGCAGAGCATATATAAATATCCTAAACAATGGTTCCAGCAATTTGGAATGGTAGTCGGTGATGAATGTCATGGTTTTAAATCCAAGTCATTATCATCGATCATGAACAAAGCCACACAAGCAAAGTATCGATTTGGTACAACAGGAACACTTGATGGAACTCAAACTCATAGACTTGTTCTTGAAGGTTTGTTTGGACCTGTTTATAAAGTGACGACAACAAAGAAATTACAAGATGACGATACACTAGCACCTTTAGACATTAAGGTGTTGTTGCTTAACTATCCAGAAAAGGTAAGGGAAGAATTTGGCAAACAAACATACCAACAAGAAATCGACTTCATTATTGGACACAATGCTCGTAATCGTCTTATTTCTAATCTCGCTGTATCTGCTAAAGGAAATTCTTTGGTCCTATTTAATCGTGTGGAGTCTCATGGAAAGCCTCTCTATGATTTGATAAATAGTAAGGTAGATGAAGGTAGGAAAGTATTTTACGTTTCCGGCGAAGTTGCTACCTCAGATCGCGAAGCTATCCGAAGAATTGTGGAGAAACAAGAAAATGCAATTATCGTGGCTTCCCTTGGTACTTTTAGTACTGGGATTAATATTCGGAATCTTCACAATATCATATTCGCTAGCCCTAGTAAGTCACAAATTAAAGTCTTGCAATCAATTGGTAGAGGACTTAGAAAATCAGATGATGGTAGGACTACGCAGCTCTATGACATTGCGGATGACCTGCACTGGAAAGGACGCCAAAATTATACCTTACTACACTCGGCAGAACGCGTAAAGATTTACGATAAAGAGCAATTTAAATACAAAATCATTAAGGTGGATATAGAATGAACGACCAACGAGTAAGACAATTTGTAACTGCATCTGGTGATGAAATCGTATGTGAAGTAATTGAATGGGATAGCAATGATGATCCTGCTCTTGTCGTACGAAACATTTTACAAATTGTGTCTGTTGAATCTCGTTCTGGACGTTACCATATGCTTCGTCCATACATGTCATTTCAGATTGATGATAGTATGTATCAAACAATAAATGTAGATCATATTTCTATTACAGCTTTACCATCAGTAGAAATTCTTGATCAATACAAAACCGCGGTTTCAAATGAAAGCATGACCGAAGAAGAACTTAATGCTAAGATTGAAGAATACATTGAGCGCATGAAAGAAGTTATCGACGACGCGGATGATCTAAAAGATGAAGATGGAAATATAATCAAGTTTCCAAGTAAAGACAAGTTACACTAGTATATCCCCACCTCAAAAACCTCTTTATTATTATACCAGGTTTTACGCAGGTGTAAACCCCAAAAACGCATAAAAATAATTTTTTTTTCCTATTTACAAACACTGCGTTTTAATATAGAATATAACTATTGAAT